TAAGGTATATGTATCTGACCTTCAGGTAGCTCAAGCTAGCTAATAACTTAGACTAGTTTAAAAATAAAGACCGGCCCCGTAAGGCCGGTTTTTTATTGTATCTATATCAATAAGCTATAGTCTCACTATCTCTAGATTTTATTTAAGGAGCCTAACTATTTATATCAAATGAAGTGTGCATGGTTGAATCAACAGTTACAAAGAAGAAAAAACTAAAGAATCCGATTAAATTTCAGGTTACGCTTAATGAAGAACAGAAGTTAGCTAAAGCCGAGATTCTTAGAAACAAAATAACGGTTCTGAAAGGAGGAGCAGGATCAGGAAAATCGATGGTAGCCGCGCAGGCTGCACTCGATCTACTATTTACTCGCCGGGTTGAGAAGGTAATTCTTACAAGGCCAGCTGTAACTGCCGGAGAAGAGCTAGGATTCATGCCCGGGGATAAGGACGCAAAACTTGCACCCTATACAGCAGCCATATACGATAATATGTATAGGCTGTACAGTAAGGACAAGATAGATAAGGAGATTCTAGACGGTAGAATTGAGGTGATACCGGTAGCGTTTATGAGAGGTAGAAACCTTACAAACTGTTGTGTAGTAGTAGATGAGGGGCAGAATATAACCCACCGGCAGATGGAGTTGATACTTGGTAGGATATGTGAAGGGTCTAAAATGGTTATATGTGGCGATACCGCACAGATCGACTTAAAAGACAAAAAACTATCGGGTTTCGGATTTATCTGTAATAACTTAACAAACGTAGTAGGTTTTTCAGTTGTAACTTTAAAGACTAATCACCGCGATCCGATCGTGGAGGATATTTTGAAAATTTATTTAGACCATAGAGACTAAAAAGTATGGCAAATCCTATAATTTACAACGGTAACCCAGGGCCAATATCAGGAAGTACTCCATTTGGATTCTACGATAACGATCCTGAATATCAAAGCGACGGCCCGAAAGTAGCTAACTATTGTGCCTGGAAATTAGGATACCCTGTACTCGACGTAGAATTGCAGTCCGGATCAATTTATGCATGTTTTGAAGAAGCTGTATCAATTTATGCTGAAGAGCTTTATCAATTAAAGATAAAAGATAACTATCTAACTCTTGAAGGCCAGCCTACTGCCTCTCTTCTTAATAATACTGTTGTCTCTCCTAACTTAACCAACATGGTTAACATAGCAGAAACATACGGACAGGTAGCAGGAGTAGGTGGATTCGTAAGTTGGAAAAGCGGTTCTTTAGATCTTTTACCTGGTGTGCAAAACTACAACGTATACGATTGGGCAGTTGCATCACAGAGTATGGATCCTGGAGATAGAATTATCATTCAAAGAGTAATGTACCAAGCACCGCCTGCTATTTACGGGTATGGGTATGGCGCCTACTACCCACAGCTTGGAGGATCGGGTGCATGGCCTGGCGATTGGGGCGGGTATGGTGGTATGGGATATGGTGGAAATAACAGCGTAACCTACTATCCAGTATTTTGGGATATTCAAAGGATACAGGAATTAGAAATGTCAAATGACGTACGTTTACCTGAGTGGTCGTTTGAATTAATTGGTACTAATTTAAGGATTACACCTGTACCTCTCGGAGGAAATTATGGCGGATACAGATCATGCGTATCAATCCAGTATGCATTCCAGTCCGACCTTATGTCGTTGACTGAAAACAGTCCATATGGCAGTAATCAAGGCTTGGTTGCAAACCCAGCTCTTGCACCATATGGTCTCATCACTTACTCGGATATCAATCAACCAGGTAAGCAATGGATCAAAGAGTATACAGCTGCATTAACCTCTGAGCTATTAGGGCTAATACGTGGAAAGTACCAAACAGTATTGATTCCTGGTGCAGAAGCTACACTCAACTATGCCGACCTAATTACACGCGGCAAAGAGATGCAGACGGCTTTGCGCGAAAAATTAAGAACTGATCTCGAAGATATGTCAAGACAAAAGCAGCTTGAAAGAAAGCAGTCAGAAAATAATTCTTTAAGTGATACATTAAACAACATACCGTTAATGGTATACATTGGATAATTATGGCTCTATTCGGTTCAGTAAGAGATGCTACAATGCAACTTGGTGTAGCGGGTGAGTTCGTAAATAACGTCGTAACTCAGCAAGTAGGCTACTATAAGGTAGTTCTCCCTGCAACTCCGCCAAACATGTACGGTGAGGCTATTGTTAAGCAATACATTGGCCCTGTACTTCTAAACTGTTTGATCGTAAGAGGTGACTTTACAACCGTTACAGATAATAATTTCGGCCCAGACAGTAGACGAGAGGTAGATTTTAGGTTTTTGAAACCAGATCTTGAATTAGCTAACGTAGTACCTGAAACAGGAGATATTGTGATGTATAATGAACTCTACTACGAGGTTGATAATGTTAATGAAAATCAGCTATTCCTAGGAAAGAACCCGGATTATACATACTCTCAAGGATTAAACAATTTCGGTGCTAGTTTCTCAATCATTCTTAACACCCATATGACATCGCCGGAAAGACTGGGTATAACTCAACAGAGACTCTAATATGCCGCAGATTGTACGACCACAGAATAGGAGAGAGTTTATGGACAAACTCATTATTCCTGCTGATCCTCAGTATGGAAACCCTAATCTCGTATTCTCTGAACCATTCAAGCCCGGCCAACCTGAATTCAATAGAGCTTACGAGACTGCATTTGAACCTGTAGCAGACAAGAAATACTCAATAGGACTTGAGGATATTGATCAATCAATAATGTATCATTTTGCAAACGTTCTAAAGCTTACGGTATTTCAAAACAATTCTACGGTACTAGTTCCTATCATATATGGCTCTCCCGAGAAATGGAAATCAATTCAGAAGGACGGATACTATCGCGATAATTCTGCAAGAATCATGTCCCCGTTGCTCGTCTTCAAGAGATCTTCAGTAGTTCAAAACCGTACTCTAGGAAATAAGATTGACGGTAATGCTGCAAAAAATGTACAGCTCTACGAAAAGCCTTTTTCTAGAAAGAATATATACGATAACTTTAATGTTCTACAAAATCAAAAGCCGCAGAGAGAATATACAGTAGTAGTAACTCCTGACTATGTCACTGTAAATTATACTGTTATAATGTGGACTAACTTTGTAGAACAAATGAACAAATTAATTGAAGCAGTTAACTTTGCTTCTAATTCTTACTGGGGAGACCCCGATTCTTTTCAGTTTCTCGCTAAGACTGAAACGTTTAATGACGCCCAAGTCTACGAGCAAGGTGAGGATAGACTTGTAAGAACTGAATTTGATCTCACTGTAAACGGTTATTTGATTCCGGATTCACTGAATGCATATCTCGCACAGCTATCTGGAAAGACCTACAATATCTGTAAAATAGTGTTTACCACCGAGCAGGTCCAGTAACGCCAGGTTGTTTATTGTTGCGGAATTAACTATTTATAAACAAATTTCTTAGGCGTGGCCAATACTATTTCACTCGCGGGTATATCACCCGGCCAAATAATTGAAGCCGATCAGCTCCAAAGGGTTATATATGCGTTGAACGGAGTAAGTGGTAGCGACATTATAATGTCCGGCAGCCTAGGGGTTACCGGATCGGCCGAGTTTTCTAGCTTAACCGCTTCTTTCACCAACCCTTCTATTACTTTTACAAAAGGAAACGGAACTACTTTCTTAATTAACTTATCAACGTTAGTTCCAAACACAGCATCATATGCCCTCAATGCTGGTACTGCTTCATACTTTAGCGGTTCAATTTCAAACGCAATTTCCGCTTCTTATGCATTAAGTGCTTCATATTCGTTATTTGCAGCTACCGCTTCGTATGCTCAAATATTTCCTTTCACTGGTTCAGCTATAATTAGCAGCAGTTTAAGTGTAACAGGTAGCGCAAATGTTACCGGTTCGTTATTCGTTAACGGATTACTAGTCGGTGCTGATACTGGCGCACAGTTAGCTATATGGCGATACACTTCAAGTCTCTTAACAGGAGTAGATCCTGGCCCCGGCTACTTTAGACTCAATGCAGTATGGTCCTCATCACCGAATTCAGCATCTTTTGATAATTTTGCCTATAATCCAAGTGTTAGTTTCTCTGGCTACTTAGATAATCTTACTGTAGGTACTATAATTAAACTCGTTAGCCTTACCGAAGGCGGTACTTACAAGTTATTACAAATTACTAGCACTACTCCACCTGAAACCGGCTACGAAACATACGGAGTATCGCAGTTAACATCAGCAGGTAATGATCCTAATGATGGCGATCAATTCGCATTCATTCCTGTAGGTTCACCAGGTGTAGGCTTTGATACTATTGCCAATCCAGGTCCAGGTAGAGTGATTTTATCAGACGGATCTACCAACGCAGCCTCCGCTTCTGTAAATCTGATATTTACAGGCAGTAATTTTCTCGTAACCGGCTCTACGATTTTCAATGCAATACAAGGAGAAACCAATATTGTAACTGTAAGATCAGGTAGTGCTAACTACTTAACAATAAATACAGCTAGTTTTTTCGACATATATAGCAATCTGTTTAATGTACGTAACCAAACTACACAGCAACCTGTATTAACTGTAAGTCAGAGTATAGTTCAAATAGCAACTCATTCAGTAGCACCAGCCGGTACAGCACCAAATGGGGGATTATATTTTACTTCTACGAGTTTCTACGTAGGTCTGGACTAAAAATAACTATTTATTACCGTAAAACCTTAAATCAAAATGGCAAATTGGAAAAAAGTCGTAGTATCGGGTAGTGCAGCCGAACTAGATAGTCTCAGAATAGCAAATAACGGGCTAGTAGTAACCGGATCGGTGAAAGCTGGTCTGAGTAATTCAAACCAAGCTAACATCGTTTCTTACGATACAGCAACTGGCCAGTTCTTCTATCAAGGAACCGGTTCATTTACTGCAACTACTGCTTCTTATATCCTAAGCTCTGGTGTTGATGGTCCTCTAGGAATGAATAGCATTGCTAGCGCTTCACAAGCACTTACTGCATCTCTTGCTCTAAGAACTACTGGAAGTCTTTCTCAAGTAGCAAGTAGAGGTATTGCACCATTTAGCTTTGACGGTAGTACAAACGTGCAAATCGAAGTAAGCGGTGCTGCTCAATTAAATAACATTCGTAGGAGTTACCAACCTACCTGATTTAACTCAAGGTACTGGTATTACAGCCTTTACTTATGACGGTGGTGCAACTGCTACTGTAGCAGTATCTGGAGCCTCTAGCTTAACAACTGATAAGATTACAAAATGGACCGGTGATGCATTTGCAAATACCAGTCTTTCTGATAACGGAACAGTAGTCAGCGGTGCTAGTTCAATTCAATTGACCGGAACTAATTCAAGCCTAACCGGTTCATTTACCGGATCATTCAAAGGCGACGGATCTCAGTTGACCGGACTAGTAACGACCTTGAAGATTACCGGTTCTTATTCTACAGAACCTTCAACCTTTACCACTGTTGATCTCCTCAACCAAGGATTAACAATTGCAGGTACACTCAATGAGATCAACGTTACTGCTTCTGCACAAACAGTAACTATCGGACTACCTGGATATGTTGAAGTAACCGACCTAACTGTTAATAACAACTTAGTTGTACTTGGTACTGCTAGCTTCCAAAATACAACTAACTTAGAGATCAAAGATAGATTCATCCTCTTAGCTTCTGGTTCAAATACGCCCGGCGATGGAGGTTTAGTTGTACAGCAAGCAACTCAAGACGTAGGAGAGCTATTCGGATTCGATAACGGAACCCAAAGATGGGCTGTAACAGGATCATTCAACGCTTCTCTTTCATCTTTCACACCTGATGCATTCATGGCAGCAGTAGTAGAGGGAGCTAGCGGAGATCCAACCACAGCACCTGCTAAGTATGTAGCAAAAGGTAATATATTCGTAGGAAGCGATGAAACAATTTGGATTTATTCTTAATAGGTTTTTAAAAAAGATAGTTATGGGGTTTAACGCAAGAAATCTAACTGTAAATAACAACAGCGTAGAGGAGCCCAAACCGGCTCCTTTACCTGTTTTAAATTTAAAAAAAGACGAAGTTGAGCATCTTTTGAATCTCGTTCGAGAATCTCATTTTAAAGGAGAACACGTTCAAAAAATCTTTGAACTCGTGTTAAAACTACAGGATTACTATATTAAGCTTCCCTGATTCTCTGCTATTTATATTAAGGACAGCACTGTTGGCCCGGTAAGGGAAGTAGGCGTATACACGGCATAAGTGTATGTATCTAACCGCAGAAGAAACTGTCACAATATAGTATGCCAAATTGGAAAAAACTCATTGTCAGTGGATCAGATGCATCACTGAATTCTCTCGTAGTAGCTACAAACGTCAATGCCCAGTCCTTTACAGGATCACTGTTTGGTACTTCTAGCTGGGCGTTAAACGCTACTACTGCCTCTTTTGTTACTGCATCCAACGTATATGGCCCTTATGGAGCAAGTAGCGTATTGAGTGCTTCTTACGCACAGACTGCTTCTTATGCCGTAAATATTACAGTATCAGGAGCTATACAAAATGTAGACTATATTGATTTCGATACTACAGCTAGCTACACACTTGCAGAAGGAAGGCTAGGATGGGATAGTGGAGATGGAACATTACAATTAGGTTTAGCTGGCGGAACCGTACAGTACTCTGTCGGTGAAACGCTTTATGCATATGTATATAATGCAGAAGCAACCACTCTGACAAAAGGACAGGCAGTCTATATTTCCGGATCACAAGGAAACAGGGTTGCCGTCAAATTAGCAAACGATTCCGGAGATCCTTCTTCTGCAGGAACATTAGGGTTAGTTGCCGAAACTATTGCTGCAGGAGGTACAGGATGGGTAATTACTGAAGGTCCTTTAAGAAAGCTAAACACCCTAGGATTGACAGCAGGAAAGCTCGTTTTCCTCAGTTCTACCCCAGGGGACTACACTCAGACACCTCCCACTGCCCCAAGCCATAGTGTAAGACTAGGATACGTAGAAAGAGTTAGTGCAACAGTAGGATCAATTTTCGTTAAGGTCGATAATGGGTATGAAATAGGAGAACTTCACGATGTAGTAGATAACACAACAACATCTTCATACGGCGATTTACTTATTAAGAGCGGTAGTGTTTGGATTAATTCAAAACAACTTACCGGCTCCTACACATTAACAGGTTCGTTAAGTACAAGCGGTTCAAATGTCTTTATTGGTAACCAAACAGTAACTGGTAGTTTATTTACTAGCGGATCAAATACATTAATTGGATCTACAACATTAACCGGTAGTTTAAATATTACTGGATCTACTACTCAAGTAGGTAATAACAACCTAGTAGGTAATACATCGCTATCTGGAAGCCTGACTATATCAGGATCTCAAGGCGCCTCAACACCAACTATTAATATTTTTGGTGACATAGAGCAGACAGGTTATACTAGATTCCTTCCAGTAACAACAAATATAAACACATCAATATCTGCCTCTTACATTTATGTAAGTGGAACTACAAATGACTTATATTTCTCTCAAAATGGAGCTAATCATCCACAGTTTACCAGATATCAAGTGGTAGCGGTATTATAGTTAATTTAAACGCAAGTTTAAATGATAATCCATACCCTACAGTCCAATACTTAAACTGGCCTAATCTTTCAGCTAGTATTGCTCCTTTTACAGCATCTTATGACCAAGCATTTGTTGGTATTGATTCAACAAACAACATTTTTGCTCAAGGAACACCTTTCTCTAACGGCCAATTTGATACTGTAATAAACATTGGTAACGTACTATTCCAAAACGGATCTACAATTAATGGTTTTAAAACACAACCTTCTGTAGCATATGGTTTTGAACAATCACAAAATGTATTTAATAGAGCATTTGGACCATTAAAATTATCTGGTTATACTTTATCTCCTAGTGGATCAAGTACAGGAAGTTTAATAGTAGGAAGCGGTACTGCTTATGCACCTGGGTCTAATTACACAATAGATCCAAATGAACCTTATTATACAGTTGACTCTGGTACTAATATATCTAAAATATTTAGATACTATCAATCAGGATCTAGCTGGGTTTATAATACAAATGCTGGTGCTGGTTTTACAACTGTAGATCCAACTCAATATTCTAATAATGGTGTTTTAACAAACGTAGGCGCCGGTAACTGGTCTGTTCAAAGAGTGTTCTGGTTCCCTAATAGTGTAACTAAAGCAATAGTGGTTTACTACGGTAACGCCATTTATGCTACTGAAAATGATGCTCTTGCAAACATCCCGTTTGAATCGTTTGTTGAAGCACCAAATACAGCAGCTAATGCTATTTACCTTGGAGCTATTGTAATTAACGGTAGCGGTGTATTTACAAACCCTAGTACTTTTACAATCTACCCCGGAGGCCTATTTAGGCAAGTAGGAGGATCTGGAGGCGGAGGATCAGTAGTAACACAAACACTATCCGGCCTGTCTGACGTTAACATATCTGGACCAACTGATTACCAACCTCTAGTTTACAGTACAACTCAAGCAAAATGGATTAACGCATCCTTTATCAGTGCTTCTATTTCAGGAAATGCAGCTACAGCAACAACTGCTTCCTACGTACTAAACGCAGTATCGGCATCGTTTGCAACTAGTGCGTCTTATGCCCTTTCAAGCTCTTATGCCTTGAATGCGACTTCTGCATCAAGTGTAACTGGAGGTACAACAAATTACGTAGCTCTTTGGAAAACAAATACAGCATTAAGCCGTAGTGCTTTTTATCAAGACCCAAATAACAATAACTACGTAGGTTTATTTACTAACGCACCTTCTTACAGTCTGGATGTTCTCGGGGACGTAAGAGCACAAGTAGACTTGCGCGGTGAAGCTAAGGTATATTTCCCGAACCTAGCAGAAGGATCTCCGTCTACAGATGTATTGATCTGGGATTCAGCTGTCGGCCAACTCTACCGTACCGGATCCAGCGGATTAAGCGTAGGTAGTGCCTCCTTCGCCACTTCTGCATCTAGAGCAATTAGTTCAGCAACAGCTTCTTATGTATTACAGTCTATATCTGCATCTTATGCAGCTACAGCCTCTTCAGCAGATAACTTTACTATTAGAAATAACTTCTTTGTACCTTCAATAAGTGATCAAAGGATATTGTATAAATCAGGAAGCGCAGTAACTGGGTCAAATGATTTTACTTGGAATTACACCTCAAATCAATTAACAATCAACGGAGGTGCTGCTTCCGGACAGATACAAGTTAATCCATTAGGCGTAGACGGCGTTTATTTAGGTGCTAGAGCTGGAATAACTGCAGGAGAAGCAGGTCTTTATAGCGCTAACAGCGATCAATCAATCGCACTCTATGATCCTGGTGTAAACAGCTACTATTACAGTAACGGTAATTATAAGTTTGACGGTAATATCCATCAATTTACAGGATCTGCAGCAATCACTCAAAACGTTACCGCCTCTAATGCACTTATTACAGGTACAATTACGGCACAGACCCTCGTTGTACAGACTGTCACTTCTTCAATCGTTTATTCTTCAGGTAGTAACAGGTTCGGTAATCAGTTAAGTGATACACAGCAGTTTACAGGATCGGTATCTATTACTGGATCTCTGGCCGCAAGCCTGACTAATGTTGATCAAACTAATATCGTAGGCTATAATACGTCTACCGGTCAATTATTCTATCAATCTACAAGTTCACTAAGTGTCACTTCGGCATCCTATGCTGCTACAGCAAGCTATGCTACCGTATTTAACATCTCATCTTCACTATACTCTGCAGGAGCAAGAACAGCACCGGCCGGGGCAGAAACAGCTATCATAACCCTGAATACAGGGTCATATACAGCTGCATTCTTTGATTACACAGTATCATCAGGATCAAATGCTAGGGCCGGTACAGTAATGTCGGTGTGGAATGGTGCAAGCGTTCAATATACAGATAATTCAACACTTGATATTGGAGGTACTTCTGATATTACGTTGAAGGTAGAAGTAGGAGGTGCTAACGCCCAGCTAGTAGCTACAACAACGACATCTGCTTGGACGGTGAAAACAACCTACAGATTAATATAAAGCTTATGTATCAAGTACAAATGGAATTTATTCCAGGTAATGATCAAATTTGGGTAGCACGTCTCAATCCAAACGATCCGGTATATGAATACCCGACCCTTATGGAAGCAGAAGCAAAAGCATTTGAGTTAGAAAGTGCCGATCCAACCAATAGAAAGTATAGAGTTGTAGAGGTATAACTATTTATATACAAAACCCCTATCTCAGGGAAAGTGAACTGAGATGATATAATATGGCTAACGAGTTTGTAACCAGGTGCGGATTAGTATCCCGCGATAATTCTCAAATGTCCGGTTCTTTACAGGCAACCGGATCACTAGGTGTGACAGGAAGCGTTGGATTTGCTTACAATACACTAGTAGCAGGAGCTGCAGCTTGGTCGGCAGGAGGAGCTATGATCACTGCTAGATCCTTCCTAGCAGGAGCAGGTACGCAAAATGCAGGTCTTGCATTTGGTGGATATTTCGCCCCTGCAGTTAGAGCTTGTACAGAAGAGTATAATGGCTCATCTTGGACTGCCGGCGGTACAATGATTACTGCTAGACGGACATTAGCAGGAGCAGGAATACAAAATGCAGCTCTTGCTTTTGGAGGAAGTCCAACGGGCGGGGTAGCATGCACAGAAGAATACGATGGAGCTTCGTGGACCGTTGGCGGTGCTTTATCAACAGCTAGATATGAGCTAGCAGGTGCAGGTACGCAAAATGCAGGCTTAGCCATCGGTGGAGTTACCATTTTTGGTGTACAATCTTGTACAGAAGAATATGACGGTACTTCATGGTCAGCAGGCGGTGCTTTAAGTACTGCTAGATTCGCACTAGGAGGTGCAGGTACGCAAAACGAAGCACTTGCTTTCGGAGGTATGAATTCAGGGTACATTCAAGTATCCTGCACCGAAGAGTATAACGGAACATCATGGTCGTCAGGCGGTGCTTTAATAACAACCAGATTCAGATTAGCAGGAGCAGGTACGCAAAACGCTGGTCTAGCTTTTGGAGGGTATACCAACACAAGAGTTAGCTGTACAGAAGAATATAGTGGAACCTCATGGACGGTAGGCGGTGCTATGATTACTGCAAGACAATATCTAGCCGGAACTGGAGATTCAAACTCTTGTGCACTTGCTTTTGGCGGAATGGCCCCATCCGCAGTAGCATGCACAGAAGAATATGCAGCAACTACAACAGTATCAACAGTAAAAACATTCGACTATTCGTCAACAACGGGTAATATAGCAGCAACCGGATCTTTATTCGGTACTGCATCTTACGCAACATTAACAGCTAGAGCAGAAACAATATTTCCGTTTACAGGCTCGGCTATAATGAGCGGTAGTTTACAATTGACCGGCAGTCTTTTTGTAACAGGCTCGCCTGTAACCATTCTCTCAAGCGTTTACATGAATCCCCAAACTTTACTTGGAGATGTAAACATACCCGATAATACAAATGCATTAATTTTAGGCCCTTACACTATTTCCGGCAGTATTAATTTAGGTACAAGTTCGAGTTTACTTGTTATAGATGATTTTAATGCGTTAGCTACGACCGGATCCAATACATTCAACGGTGATCAAATCGTAAACGGAAGTATAAGTGCTACAGGAGGCTTTACAGGATCTCTATTAGGAAATGCTAGTACAGCAACAACTGCAAGTAATGCAACTACAGCCTCATATATCCTAAACGCAGTATCTAGCTCATTTGCTACTTCAGCATCTAGGGCAGAAACAATATTTCCATTCACAGGATCGGCTATTATTAGCGGTAGCTTGATTATTACAGGATCTGCAAGTATTAGTACAACTTTAACTGCACAGAGTATTGTTGAGACGTCTGCTTTAAGGTATAAAGAAAAT